CAACTAAAACACCATAATCAGCACAACTTCTTGTGTAGATATCTGTTTGTTGTATTTTAAGAGATAAAATTTCTAAGAACTCGAACTCTTGGTCTAACTGTACATTAATTGATTTGTTAATACCAAGTTCGGTCCTAATCCTATATGAATCACCCATGTAATATCTTTAGTTTATAAATAGTTTATGTGTAATTTTTAAGAATCAATTAGACACACATTGTAAATTATAAACCAAAGATTAGGATAATAAACCTATTAAGAGAATGTTGTGGATTGGAAGTTTACTACGGAAACTTTTATATCCTTACTTGGATATCTAATTTGGTAAACTTGAGAAGGTTGTGCAAAAATTGTATCAGCAACAGGGGCAATTTGTCTGGTTTCAGGATCTGAATATTGCATGGACGTTTCCGCTGAAGAATATTGACCCCCAACATTATTGAATACTTTTATTCCCGCAACAGTAAGAACACCATTTTGATTCTGAACAATACTTTGAATTTCAGATAAATAAACATTTTGCCCCAATTCCCTTACCTGTGGATTAAAGTAAGTAGAAATTCTATCTACAACATCAGCAATAACTTGTCCTGAGTTCTGTGCTGAAGTTAATACAATCGATACTTCTACACTTAAGTCAATGACCTCCGCAGTAAAAATGGATATGTAATCATTCATCATTCTATAGTTAGAAAGATAAGTTGCAACATTCTGTTTCAAAGTATTAGAAACAATGTTTGTCAATTTCCCTGAAGTATCATAAGATAACAATTGAATTAAAATTTTATTGTTATTTTCTGTAACGGAAACTTTTGCAGGTGCACCAAACTCTGATGGCATGTTCCTGATAATAGATTCATAATCTTGAACTGTAACCGCTCTTTTCTGTGCTGAGAAGTTAAATGAAACGTAATTTCTAATTTCTTCTAAAGAAGGTAATCCCGCCCCACCAATCGCGGCAGTAACGTTATTACACCTTAAAGAATTAACTACCGATGAATTTGTAAGTTCAGATGGTCCATTAACAAAGAAAGATACTGTACCAATTTGAGTAATAACATTTGTTCCTAAGTTAGTTCCTAATCCACCACCAACTCGATATTGAACAAATAAAGTTGAATTAGGTGTCAAAGCTGATCCTAAAGATAAATTGTTTGAATATCTTTGTAAGTCTATTGTTGCCCCTAATGTTGTGAATTGATTCAACGAATCTTGAGCAGTATTAGTACCTCCACCAAAAGTTAATTTCTTGAATCCTTCAGGAGTGTATTCAGTAATGAATCTATTTTGTGTTTGAATGTATCTACCAACTTTGATACCAGGTTGGTCAGATACTTTTGTAGGGTCTTCAATAAAGACTCTATCTTCTGCAAGAGCGTCCACCTCATACCATTTATTTGAAACTCCCAAGAATTCTGCGGTTGTTGGAATGTTGGTATAATCAGTACCACTCTTAAGTAAAACACTTGTAATACCTAATACATTTTTTTCAGGTAGGAATAATTCAAAGAATGGTTTTACATCGTTTGGTGTTATAACTCTTTTGAAAACTTTAGTAATACCATTAACAACTAATTCTCTTTTGGTAATAGTATAATTTACCAAAATATTATTTGCGTTGAAGTTAGGTATTTTTAATCTGTTAGGAAATCCTTGAGCATTGTATGGTGATGTGAAATCTACATCATATATGTTTTCAAATACAATACCAGCTCCTGATACCTGAGACCCTCTAGCCAAAGTTCCAAGATATCTCGCATCTTCTTGGTCTCCAAATGCGGGTACCGTAATAGAAAAATCTACTAAAGAAACTGATGGCCTTTGTCCTGGTAATTTCAATCCATAAGTTCTTGCAATATTATATATTGAAGATCTCTGTTGTGCATATTGAAGAACTGTCTCTTGAATACTTCTATCAATATGATAATGTAAGTTATCCGCAACAGCAGCATTCAAGTCTAAAAATACTGAGAATACAGATGCATCATTAAAATCCTGAATCAGTTCAGGATAATATGTTCTCACATAATTTAATAACTCAGTTCTTATTCCTTGATAATCTCTGGTTGTATATGAAATTTTACGATTTGCCATCTATATTAAATATTAATAATAACAAAATCACTCTGAGCAAAAGTCGATCTGTTGTTTGAGTAATCTATTCTAATTTTTGCAGTATATTCCGAAGTTCCTTTACCAGGTAATCTATAAATTGGAGACTCACTCGTTCCCACTATATTTTCACCTATCATAGTATCAACTTCCTCCATAGGGTCTGCAGGTGTAATTGTTATTTGATTCAATAACAGGTTTGGCATAAAATTTTGAACCGCATCCCTTATATCTGATTGTATCGCGTCAAAAGTTAAACCATCAAAAGGTTCAAATAAAAATTCGTATAATCTGGTTCCAAATTCAGGTAAATAATATCTACTTCCTTTTCTAGTTAAAAGTAAGTGAATTAGATCAGATTTTACCTGTTGAGATTCTAGTTGAGTGAGCTCTAAATAATCACCTCGTCTTGAATCTTTGAAAGGAAAGTTTATTCCATATGTAAATCCATTTGCCATAAAGATAAATATAAGACCCTTGTTTTTCCTTATAAATAGCCACAAATAAAAAATCCCGATATATATCGGGATTAATTATTTAATTAGGACGAACAACCGAAACATTCGATTTCAATTCCTTCAGGTTTTGGTGGTAAATTCATACTACTGTAATCAACCTTTGGAACTTCTACAACAGGTTTTGGTTTTTGTACCTTTGACATATCCAATGCTAAGTGTTTAGCACCTGTAGAAATTGCCTTTGTTCTAACATAATAACAAAGAGTTTTCAAACCTTTTTCCCATGAATGGAAATGTGATGAAGTAATCTTTGACAATGTCGGATTTGACATATAAATGTTCATTGATTGAGATTGGTCAACAAATGGTGCTCTGTCTGCCGCCATATTAATCAATTCTTTCTGTGAAATCTCCCAAATAGTTTTGTATTTCGGAATCAAGTGTTCAATCCTTTTAACTTTTTTGTTGTAGTTTTTATCTTCAACATCAAGATACTGATTGAAGTTAATATTTTGAATTGACCCTTCATTCAAAATGATTTCATTTTTCAAATCCTCAGACCAAATACCAATCTTCTCAAAATCATTAATCAAGTATTTGTTCACAATCATAATTTCACCACCTACAACTCGTCTATTGAATAACGCCGAGTGAGCTGGTTCAGTCATTTCGAATGAACCTGTAATCTTAGCTGATGATGCAACTGGCATCTGAGCGGTGAACAATGAATTACAAACACCATATTCTTGAACATCTTTTTTCAATGTTTCCCAATCTAAAAATAAATCAGAATCATTAAGACCCCACATATCAAATTGAAAAATACCCTTTGACATTGGAGAACCTTTGAAGAACTCATAAGGTTTTCTAATACCTTTCTTACACAAGTCATTACTCTCAGTGACTGCTGCAAAATAAATTGATTCGAAGATATTCTTGTTCAATGATTTAGCTTCATCTGAAGTGAAAACATAATCCATAAGACAGAATACGTCAGCCAATCCTTGAACCCCAATTCCAATTGCTCGTTGTTCAAGACCACCCTTAAGACCTTTTTCTGTAGAATAATTGTTTTTATCAATAACATTATTCAACGCTCTTACCGCTTTTCTTACTTCTTGGATTAAAAGGTTATAATCAAACTTACCATCAACAATAAAGTTTTTCAACACAATTGAAGATAGGGTACAAATCGCAGTAGTTTTTTCGTCAGTGTACTGATAAATTTCATTACATAAGTTAGATTGTTTAATCACACCAATGTTTTGATGATTCGTTTTTTTGTTGGCACTATCCTTAGCACACAAGTAGGGAACACCCGTCTCAATTTGAGATTCAATTACTTTACTCCATACTTCTTGAGCCTTTACCTTACGACCAATACCCAAGTCAACCGCCTTACGATAGTTTTGTTCATACTCTTCACCATAACACTCTTGTAAAGGTTTGATACCAGCTTTGATAATGTCGTTAGGACAGAATAAGTACCAATCTTCATTATTCTTAACCGCTCTCATGAAGTTATCAGGAATCCATAATGCTGTGAATAAGTCTCTCGCTCTCAATTCTTCAGCGCCTGTATTCTTTTTGATATCCAACAAGTCGAAAATATCTTTATGCCATGGTTCTAAATAGATTGCAGCACTACCAGGTCTTCTTCCTTGTTGATTAAAGAATCTTAGTGATTCATTAACAATCTTCAAGTACTTCAATAAACCACCCGCAAATCCACCTGAAGATGTAATTCGACTTTCTTTACTTCTGATGTTAGACATCGATAATCCAATACCTGCAGCGTCTGATGAATATGTTGAAATATCATTCAAAGTTTTCAACAATCCATCTCTAGAATCGGAGTTATTGTAGTGTAATACACATGACGCCAACTGAGGAACTTTTGTTCCTGAGTTAATCATAATTGGTGTCGCCTTGGAAATACGTTGACTTGACAATGACTCATAGTATTCGACCGCTTCTTCAAAAGTATTTGTTACCCACAACGCGACTCTCATGTACATATGTTGTGGCCTTTCGATAACTTTTCCTTTAGGTGTTTTCAATAGGTACATCTCTTGTAATGATCTCCAACCAAAGTAATCAAAATTATAATCATTTTCATGATTGATAACTTCGTCAATCTTGGACGGACCATACTCTTCAATCTTTGCCATCAAATCATCGTGAACTACACCATCAACGTGTAATGTGTGCATTACATTAGAAAAACTTGGGTCGGTCTCTTTGTGATACGATGAAATAGCAACTGATGATGCAAGTCTTGAATAGTCATAGTGACTACCTGTATACGCCGCAGCAATTTCATACACAAGTTTATCCAACTCTTTTGTTGTTATGTTACCTTCAGTTGGTACTGATGTAATCACCTTAATGAATATTTCGTCAGAGTTTACGGTTAACCCTTTCGCAGCTCTTTTAATTCTGTTATAAATTTTTTGAGGATTAAATGCAACATCTTCCCCACCTCTCTTTTTTATTTTTAATGACATCATAGATATAAAAATATTAAATTAAAAATCAGAATCAAATGATAACTCTTCATTTAGTTTAGCTTTTTGGTATTCCATTGTTCTTGACTCAAAGAAGTTACCCTTTGTTTCAACTGCAATTTGTTCCATAAACTTGAATGGTTGTTCAACATTGAATTCTTTTTTACATCCAAACTTAACCAACAATCCATCAGTAACGAATTCCAAATATTGTTTCATAAGATTGGAGTTCATACCAATAAGTGAAACAGGTAATGATTCAGTGATGAATTCTTTTTCAATCTCCAATGCAGACAATAGAATTTCTTTAATTCTTTTTTCTGATGGTTTAGTTTCCAAGTGATTATTAACCAAGTGAATTGCAAAGTCACAGTGAAGATTCTCGTCTTTGAAAATCAAACTGTTTGCATTACACAAACCTTGCATAATACCTCTCGACTTCAACCAGAAAATTGAACAGAAAGACCCTGAAAAGAAGATACCTTCAACCGCAGCGAATGCCACAAGTCTCTCTTGAAATGATGCGTTTTCAATCCAATCAAGAGCCCACTTAGCCTTCTTTTGAACTGCAGGTAGATTATCTAATGCTGTGAAACAAAGTTGTTTTTCTTTTTCGTTTGAGATATATGTATCGATGAGTAATGAATACATCAAGCTATGAATGTTTTCCATCATCAACTGAAATCCATAGAAAAATTTAGCTTCAGGATATTGTACTTCCTTTAAGAAATTTTCTGCAAGATTTTCATTAACAATACCATCAGAAGCTGCGAAGAATGATAAAATATTTTTAACAAAATATTGTTCATTTTCAGTAAGATTATTCCAATCTCTAATATCGTTAGTCAAATCTACCTCTTCAGCAGTCCAAAATGCTGCTTGATGTTGTTTGTAAAATTCCCAAATATCATTGTGCTCAATGGGGAATATAACGAACCTGTTGGGATTCTCTATTAAAATTTTTTCCATAATTAATTGTGTGTTTTATAATTGTTGTTGTTCCTTTTGTTTTCTCTTCTCCATCAATTCTTTGACTCTGTCTCTCTTCTTCTCTTCTTGTTGTTCCTCAAATCCTAAGAACGTTACTGAACTTTCAGTATCAATTTCAAGAAGTTCATTGTTGAATTTACAGTTCTCGAATACAACCCCATCCTTTCCAAGACGAGACTTTGTTATCGCGATTGTCGCCAAATTCATTTCTTTCTGTTGAAGTGTTTTTGCCACCGTGATGATGACGTGTCCAACTTGGGCCTTTTTGATTGACCCTCCCATTTGGTCAGTGGTTACTACCTCTGAAGAAATAGAACTTCTATTCCCTTGAGTTGCAGTCCAACCAACCAAGTTGAGTTCGTGGCACATTGCCTCAAACCCTCTCATTACCGAACCTTCAGCTTTCCACTCGTCCTTTGATGATGATTCAGGTAATACACAATCGATATAATCTAACATAATCATATCAAGTTTATTTCCATCCGCAATCATTTTTCTAACCTGATTTTTAAGTTGGTTCATTGTCATAGTATCCGATGCCAATTTCTTCAATACAAGTTTGTTTTTCATTGTTTCTTGTATTTCAGTAACCTTTGACATTACATCTTCTCTATGTTTTGCCAACTCATCAGGTGGGATACCTGTCCATATTGTGAAGTGCTTCCTTTGGACAATTTTAGGATTGTCTTCGAAGAATACTTGAAGGACATTGTACCCCAAGTTGAATGCAGTATTTGCAATCTTGGTTAAGATAGTTGTCTTACCCACACCAGTTGGTGCAAGGATTACACCTATCTCACCCTTCGCTAAACCACCCTTAAGTAGTTTATCAATACCAGGTATACCCATAGGTATTGGATGTCTATAATCCTCATCTAATACTGTTTCTAAATCAGAGAAAATATCCGTCTGACCTTTCTCTATTTCACCTACCTGTAATGCCTCCCTAACTAACCCCTCCACTTTATCGTAAGATTCAAAATCTCCTTGAGTGATAATTTTTTGAGCCTTGTCCATCGCCTTCTGAAGTTCTTGTTGTTTACAGAACTTCAATGCTTTTTCTTGAACGAATTGTGTTCCTTCGAATGGTGCTTCCTTAACTTGTTTTAGTGTATCCAAAACAATTTTAGCAACCAATTCTTGTGAAACTTCAGACT